GAAGTAGTGTTGTAGATGATGTATGGTCTTTGAATGTTGATTTTACAATTAGACAACTTGGAGGTGCTGGTGTAGCATCTGTCGTATCTTTAGGTAGTTTTCATTACACAAAAACTAACAATGCTACGGTTCAAGGATTTGGATTTAATGTAGTGAACAACACAACATTTGACACAACAATTGGTAATACATTAAATGTGACAGTTGAATGGGGAACTGCTAGCACAGGAAACAATATTTATAGTGATATTTTTGTATTGAATAAAGTAAATTAATAATGATAGATAACAATAATAACCACCAAGTTTAATCCAACTTATAAACTATTTATTAATAAAAAAAAATATTTAAATTATTAAGATGGAAAACAATCAAAATAACGACTTAACTGTTTGGCAAAGATTATCCAGAGCTTTTGGACCAAATGCTCTATTGAATCAAGATTACCCAACATATAAGTTAGATAAAAAAGAATTATTAAAAACTACATCTCAAGCAGAGTACGAAAAAGAAAAACTTCAGGCTCAACAAACTTATTATCTAGCCAATCAGTGGACAAAAATTGAGAGTAATTTATATACTCAAGCAGTTTATTACGAACCAACTCGTTTAGCATCATTTTATGATTACGAAAGTATGGAATATACACCAGAAATTTCAGCAGCGTTAGACATTTATGGTGAGGAATCAACTACAGTTGACCAAAATGGTCATATGTTACAAATTTATTCAGAATCAAAAAGGATAAAAGGGATTATTTCAGATTTATTTAATAATATTTTAGACCTTAACACCAATTTACCAATGTGGACAAGAAACACTTGTAAATACGGTGATAATTTTGTCTATTTAAAACTTGACGCTGAAAAAGGTATTGTTGGTTGTATGCAATTACCAAATATTGAGATTGAAAGATTAGAACGAGGTATGGCAGCAAAATCGGCAAATGTTGATGAACCTGCTGAAAACAAAGGGTTACGATTTAAGTGGAAAGCTAAAGATATGGAGTTTAACTCTTGGGAAGTGGCTCATTTTAGATTATTGGGTGATGATAGAAAACTTCCTTACGGTACTTCTATGTTAGAAAAGGCTAGACGTATTTGGAAACAATTATTGTTATCTGAAGATGCGATGTTAATTTATAGAACTTCGAGAGCACCTGAAAGAAGAGTTTTTAAAGTATTTGTTGGTAATATGGATGATAAGGATGTTGAACCATATGTACAACGAGTTGCCAATAAATTTAAAAGAGACCAAGTTGTCGATTCTAAAACCGGAAACGTGGATATGAGATTTAATCAAATGGCGGTTGACCAAGATTATTTTATTCCTGTTCGTGACCCAGCGGCAACATCTCCAATAGAAACATTGCCCGGAGCTCAGAATTTAGCGGAAATTGCTGATATTGAATATATCCAAAAGAAATTATTAACAGCACTTCGTGTTCCTAAAGCCTTTTTAGGGTTTGAAGAAACTGTTGGTGATGGAAAAAATTTATCATTACAGGATATTCGTTTTGCAAGAACTATCAATAGAATACAAAAATGTATGATAGCCGAATTAAATAAAATCGCTATTGTTCATTTATTTTTATTAGGGTTTGAAGATGAATTATCCAACTTTAGATTAAGTTTAACCAATCCATCTACCCAAGCAGATTTATTAAAAATTGATGTTTGGAAAGAAAAAATATTATTGTATAAAGACGCTGTAACGGCGATAGAAGGTATTGCACCTGTATCGGTTACTTGGGCTAAAAAACACGTATTAGGATTCTCGGATGATGAAATTAAATTAGATTTACAACAACAAAGAATAGAAAAAGCCGTTGGTGCTGAATTAACAAATACAGCAACAATAATATCTCACACAGGTATATTTGATAATATTGATAAGTTATATGGTAGTAAATCAGGAACAACACAATCAGCTGAAGTTCCAGCACCACCACCACCGGGAGGTGGAAGTAGTTTTGGAGGAGGAGATTTTGGTGGAGAATCAGATTTGGGTGGAGAACCTGAATTAGGAGGTGAAGAACTCCCACCAGCACCTGAAGCAGGCGGAGAAGCTGAAATAACTCCGGAATCATTTAATAGAAAAGAAAATTGGAATATTTTACTGGAAAGTGGTAATATGACTGATGATGATTCTTATATAGATTTATCCAAATCTAGAAATTCTTTAGGAGATATTTCAAAGGAATTAGATAAACTTCTAAATGATTGATATTTATAATAAAAAAAGAAAAATGACAAAATTTGGTATCTTAAAATCGAAAATAGAAAATGTATTATTAGAATCGTATAATAATGGAACATTTAAACAAGAAATAAAAAATTTTAAAAAATTGGTGTTAGAGAATAAAAACATCAGTAAAATTTTTTATATGTATGATGAATTAAATTCACCAAAAGCATTATCCGAATCGTATATCACCGAATATATTCACGAATGTATTACTATATATGAAAATACCGTAAATAAAATATCCACATCTGAAATTAAAAGTCTAAATGAGTGGGTTAAAGATTCTAAATCAAATGACGCTTACGATAATATTGATAACTTATTTTCAAGAGATGTTTTAACAATTGAATCAAGAATTAAAAGTAAAAAAATTATTTCAGAAAATTTAAGAAAATTACCTATCACTAAAACTGAAAGTGTTAATATACCATTAAAAGCAATGGTTAGTATTGCCAACCAAACAATTAATAGTTATATAGAATCTTTAAATGAATCCGATAAAGATGAATTGATTAAATTACTATCTGAAGACGATAGTAAACTTAATGAAGATTTTAATGTGATTAAAGAAAGTGTTGTTGGTAAATTAACTAAAATGAAATCTACTTCAGATGATAGTTCAGTTAAGAGCAGAATCAATGATACCTTATCCAAGGTAATATCTGAGAAATACGACAAACTAACTTATTTTAAACTTAAAAGTTTAAACGAAACTCTTTAGTCGTTATTCGACTTAAACTTCTTTTGGACATACTTTGCCTTAGAAAGTTCAGCTCTTTTAATAACAGACTCTTTAACAAATTCTTTTCTTTTAACAAGTTCAGAACTTTGTCGAGTTTTTATTACCTTACTTTTATAAAGTTTTAAAGCTCGCTCAATCGTAGTGTTTTTATCTAATTTAACTATTAACATATATTACATATATCCCCATCTTTTCAAAAAGTTTTGACTATTGAAGTATTTTCACCTATTTTTTTTAAAAAATAAACGAAAAAATATGGAAATTAATGAAAAAGGGGAAAACCTCACAAATTCATGGGTTTAAGACTGCTAAAATAATATATGGAACAGTCGACTCAATGAGTTTAAAATCTCTCTACCTAAACATTCAAACATGGGTAGAACCAATTTACGAAGCTAATAACTGGACAAGGACAGTTCTTAATATGAGTAGAGGTATAAAACATTCAGTTTATGAATCATTAGACAAAACAATTTTTGATACAAATTTCATTGTTGACTTGGATTTAAGGTCAAGCGGTCTAACAATCGGAAAAAAATCTTTTATGAATTTAGAAATTAATTTTTTTATAATTCAAACTGATATGGACTTTAAATCCGACGAAATTAAAAATTCGTTAAAAGAAATTATTAACCAAATCTTTTTAGATAACTTTTTAGAAAATGAAAATTTTAAATTTTATCTAACAAAAAAAATCAAATCGGAGGTGGAACCAGTACAAATTGAGAATGTTTAATATTTATAAATAAATAAATTGTGGAAAAAACATTCATATATACTTTAAAAGACCCAATAACTAATGAAATTAGATATATTGGTAAATCAGATAAACCGGAAAGTAGATTAATTGAACACATTAAAAAATCAAAATATACTAAAACGTATAAAAACAATTGGATAATCTCATTATTAAAAAAAGATTTAAAACCAATATTAGAAATATTAGATATTGTCGATTCAAGTAATTGGGGGTTTTGGGAGAAATATTGGATATCACAATTTAGGACTTGGGGTTTTAATTTAACAAATATTAGT